TTGAAGGCGTTGTGTTTTCTAATTGGAAAATCATTGACACGATTCCAGCTGAAGCAAACTTTATTGGGTGCGGTCTTGACTTTGGTTTCACAAATGATCCAACGGCACTTGTTGCGGTTTACGAATTTAACAACCAAATAATTGTTGACGAACGAATTTACACAACGGGACTTTTGAACTCGGACATCATTCGTAAAATGGACCAGGACAAACGATTTCCAATATATGCTGATTCAGCCGAGCCGAAATCAATTGAAGAAATACGACGTGCGGGATTCAATATCAAACCAGTTGTCAAAGGCAAGGATTCAATTTCATTTGGGATTGCGATACTTCAAGAAAAAGAAATCCTGGTAACCAAGTCAAGCATTAATTTGATAAAAGAATTACGCGCTTATTCTTGGGACACTGATAAAACGGGAAAACGATTGAACAAGCCGTGCGACGAAATGAATCATAGTATAGACGCATTGCGATATTTTGGAATGAGTCATTTTAAAATAATAAATAAAAAGTTTCGCGTTTCATAAATTATTTTATATATTTGCATAGAGTTATTTAGGAAGAACTTTGAATTTAGTTGCTTATCTTTTGAAAGCATTCACTTTTTTAAGTGGGTGCTTTTTTTTTGCGTGACGTTGGGACGAAGACACAAAGACGGAATCCTATATGTGCGGTCTAGTATTAAAATAAAAACACACTCCCCTCCAAAAAGTGAAACTTTTGCGTCTTTGCGTCTAATTAGAAGTTTATTAATTTTACAATTCATTAATTATCAATACTTTAAGATTTAAAAAGTAGTCAAAAAAACATGACGCAAATTTTTTAAAATAATGATTTGCGTCTGTTATTAACAATTTGCGTCTTTTATTAACACATTTGCGTCACGGATTTTCTTTATATCTATATTTTTCTAACGTGGGAAAAAATAATAATAAGGAATAATATAAATAAATGCTTATTTAGAATGATTCTAAATAAGGAATAAAAAATAAGTTTAAACAAAACGCATTTTTGTTGTTATATTATAAATGGTATATTTATGAAGATTACAATTCCAAGTGATTTGTCTGAAATTAAGTTGTCGCAATATTTGCGTTATTCAAAAGTTTTGGAAGACAACAAAGAAGACGAAACGTTTATTGCGATTCAAATGGTTTCAATATTTTGTAAATTAAAAATTGAAGACGTTTTGAAAATACCGGCTTATGACTTTGAAGAAATCGTAGATCATTTGTCGGAAGTTTTAAAACAAAAACCAGGTCTTGTTAGAACGTTTAAATTAAACGGCGTCAATTATGGATTCGTTCCAAACTTTGACGAAGAATCAATCGGGACATTTGCTTTTATTGATTCGCATTTAGGAAGCGAGGAAAATTGGTCAAAATTAGCTTCGGCAATGTATCGACCAATCACAAAACAATTTGGCAAACTATATGACATTGGCGAATTTGAGGGCGAGAAGTATGCAGAAGAATTTTTCGACATTCGAATGGATTGCATTGTTGGTGCGGTGCTTTTTTTTTGGACTTTAAAAATCGAATTATTGAACAATATTCTAGTTTATTCGGAAAACATATTGACGACGGAAATGAATTCGGAAGCGGTGGAAGTTTTTTCGAACGCTGGGGTTGGTATCACTCAATTGTCAAAATTGCGCGAGGAAATTATTTTGACATCGAGCGAGTTGAAAAATCAAACTTACATTTTGCGCTTACCTTCCTTTCTTATTTAAAAGAACAAGACGAAGAAGAAGCGAAACAAATAAATAATAAATTTAAAAAGAATGAATGAATTTTATAAGATAATCCAGTTTTTAAAATCGACAATCGATTCAAATCCTTTGGTCAATACAATCACACACGGAACTCCCGATTTGATTGATATTGATAAAAAGAATATATATCCACTTGTTCATTTAAACGTAACTCAATCGCAAGTGCTTGAAGGATATGTTTCATTTGACATTGAAGTGACTGCATTGGACATTCGTAATGTTGTAAAATCAAACGTTCGCGATAAGTTTCTAGGAAATGACAACGAACTTGACAACTTAAATACGTGTCACGCTATTTTTAACCACTTAATAACAAAGTTGAGGTTACAATATAACGACTACGACGTTGAGTTGTTAAATGAGCCAAATTTGATTCCTATGCTTTTGCAATTTTCAAATCAATTGGACGGGTGGCAAACGACGTTGACGCTTGGAATTAAGAATGAAGTAATTGTTTGCGATTAATATGGATCAACAAGAAGTTCAAAAGACGTTTAAAGAATTTGGCGACTATGTAATTGCCAAAGCAAAGTCGAATTTGAAGTCCGGCGGAAAATACGGATCTTATAATGCTTCGGGCAAACTTTCTGAATCATTGGATTACGATTTGAAAGTGAATGAAAATTCAATTGAGTTTGATTTCTTTGCCGAGGATTATTGGAAATTTGTTGACAAAGGTGTCAAAGGAAAAATTTCAAGTGCCAAAGCGCCGAATTCGCCGTATCAATTTGGAAGTGGAACGGGAAAAAAAGGCGGTCTTCGTGCGTCAATTGATAAGTGGGTTGTCCGAAAAGGATTGTCTAATATTCGTGACAAACAAGGAAAATTCATTAACCGCAAACAAATGGTGTCAATGATTTCGAGTGCAATATATAATCGAGGATTGACGACAACTCAATTTTTTAGCAAACCCTTTGACGAAGCGTTCAAAGAATTGCCGGACGAAATTTTGGAAGCATACGGCAAGGACTTGGATAAATTTTTAATTAAAGAAATAGAATAATGAAAAAAATATTTGTTCGTTCACCTTATTTTATTGAAGTTGACGAAGTGGATCAAACAAGCGGAAAAATTGAATTGTATATTTGGAACAAAGGAACAACCGAGCCAACGAATCCAACATACACATTGGAAAAACAAATCCCAAGTGAATTTCAAACAAAATTGTCTTGGAACGTTTCGAACTTTGCAAAGGAATTTATAAAACCTATTGCGCCAACATTGGTGTCAGTACCTACGGAAGAAAGCACAAAGAATTGGTGTTATATGAAAGTAGTAAGATATTCGGACAATGTTGAATTGGACGACGAAACTTTTATTTGTTTAAATGGATATACTGATTATTTAGGCGGTTACAATCAAAGCACAAATGATTTGATTGTTCCTTTGGTCAATCCCGATATTAATTTGACTACTTTTTTAGGATTTAATTATGTAAACGTTTGGATTGAAGATAATCAAACTTATTTGTGGGAAGGTAACAACGACAACTTCTTTACAACTTCAAGTGAGGGTTTATGGAAATTGCCTTATGATTACGATCGTTATAGATTATCAATTGACGGAACAAGTGAATATTTTTTCACAATACAAACCGAGCAATTATGTGAGCCAAAATATACGCCAATCACTTGCCGTTTTATTAATAGATTTGGCGGTTGGCAATTCTTGACTTTCTTCAAAGCGAATCAACAATCAATTGACGTTAATTCTAAAAATTTCAATTTAATGCCACAATCATTGAATTACAATCCGTTGATTGGAACAAATAAAACTTTCAATTTTAATGGAATGCAAAAAATAACTTGCAACACTGGTTGGGTTGACGAAAACTATTTTGAATTGATTCAAGACTTGTTGTTGTCAGAAACAATATTGCTTGACAATATTCCGGTTTATTGCAAATCAAATTCGGCTGACTACAAAACACACTTGAAGGAAAAAAATATAAATTACACAATTAATTTTGAATACAATTTTAATCTAATAAACGACGTAATTTAATGCAAGTTAATTTATTTATATATACGGATTCAATTATTTTTGAAGACTCGCCACTAACTTGCGACACGACTTTAATAAGTTGCGATTCGACTGAAATTACTGCGGATCAAACTCAAACTTCTGAAAGGATTGTTGCAAGAACTGCAAAGAAAATTGATTTGTTTGAAGACGAAAAAATTTCAGTAAATTCGTCAATTTCTAACATCAACGATATTTCAAAAATATTCACCGATTATTCGAATTCATTCACTATTCCAGCTTCGCAAAAAAATAATGAAATTTTTAAACACTGGTATGAAAATAGTTTAAACGAAGGATTCAATCAATTGATCCGTTACGACGGATATATTGAAATTGACACAATCACTTTTCGAATTGGAAGGTGGCAAATTGAAAGTGCTTCAATAAAAAACAATAAAATTGAAAATTATAAAATAACTTTTTACGGCGAATTAAGATCTTTGCTCGACAAATTTGGCGAAGACAAACTTACTCAATTAAGCACGTTGAATGATTATTCAATTAGTTACACGGGTCAAAATGTTTTGCAAAATATAAAAAGCAATACCGCTTTGAATGTAATGTTCCCTTTTATAAGTTCAAATAGAATTTGGAACATTGGCGGAAGTGGATCAGGTCTTGACAATATAAATTCTTCCGCTTATAGATTAGGTTATAAAGAATTATACCCAGCCGTACAATTGTCAAAAGTATTTAACGCAATAGAGGACAAATACAATATCACTTTAAATGGTACATTTTTAGACGACAATAGATTTAAAGAAGCATACCTTTGGCTCAAAAACAATGAAATTGCTGAAGTGAGTTCATTGGGTAGTTCAACAACAATTGATTTGCTAGGTGTGGATAGTAATGTAAATAGAATTCAATCAAACGTTGTCACAAATACAATAAAATTGATTGAAGAAGATCCTTTTAACAATACTTATTTAAGAATAGAAATGATTTTTCCGGTTTCGGTATCTTGGCAAATTTCTATTTTTAAAAGTAATGTATTTTCTGGGAATATTTCGGGAATAGGAACGACAATTATAGAAAACATTATTATACCAAATGAAGATTTGGGAGTTGATTATTCTTTTGGAATTGCTACTTCTGAAATAGTAACTTATTCAGGAAGTTTTTCGGCTGTATTTTATAATGAAAACAACGGGGAAGACGATATTGAATTTTTAAATAGTATCGGCGGGACAACTATAAACATTTTGAACTTAACAGCATTGGCGCCGGACATTAAAATTTCGGATTTATTTAGTGGGATTTTAAAAATGTTTAATTTAACCGCATTCAGTACCGACGGAACAAATTTCACATTGGAACAATTGGAAAATTGGTATTATTTAGGCGGAATAAAAGATTTCACACAACACACAACAACGGATCTTGAATTCACTAGAATAAAACCTTACAAAAAAATAGAGTTCAAATATCAAAGATCCGAAAGTTTTATGAATCGCGCTTTTGCTCAAAATTCACAACGCGAGTATGGTGACGTAAATGCTAATTTTAACAGCGACGGAAGTGATTATGCTATTCAATTGCCTTTTGAAAATTTATTATTTAATAGATTCAGCGATTTTTATCAGGTCGGATATGCTTTGAAACAAGACTTTAATAAATACGTTCCGAAGCCGATTATTTTGTATAGATATGGTTTACAAGACGCGTCATATTATTTTAATAACGGATTGACAACAACTCAAGAAACAGAATATAACGCTTTTGGTCAAGAAACTTTGAACAATGGAATAAGCAATTCAATAAACTGGGGGATTGAAATATCTTCTTTGAATTTGGAACTTGTTAATAATTCGTTATTTAATAATTATTATTTAGCTTATTTAAACAATTTATATACTTTAAAATCAAGAATGGTCAAAGTCAAAATGCGTTTGCCTTATTTAGAGTTATTAAATTTAAGATTGAATGATCGAATTGTTATTCGTGATAAAAGATATATTATAAATTCATATACAACGGATTTGACAACTTTTGAAAGTGACTTTGAATTGATCCAGGATTTTAGAAGTATTAATTACAACAATAGTTCCGTTGGAAGGGTTGAAAGTTCGGCTTCAGTATTTGACGTCTTTACAACTTCAAAAGTTCCTTTGACTTGGAGTGTTGATTTTGATCCAACTTCAATGTTGACCGGAGTGATTTCAAATGATTCTTCGGTGACAATACAAGTCAAAACAAATTTAAGTGGAATTGAAAGGAATGCCGTGATAATTAGTAATTTAAACGATCGAATAATAATAAGACAAAATGGATAATTTAAAAGATTTGCTAAAATTAGCACAAAATTTTCAAGGAAATGAAACTATTTTAACGGCAAAAGGAAAATATCAATTTCCAAAAAATATAAAAGGAATTATTAAAAAAGCAAGACAATGGCAATTGAAAAAATAATTGACGTAAAAATACAAAGTGAGGGCGCGGAACAAGCGGTCAAATCATTAAGAACGCAATTCAGGGAAGCACAACAAGAAGTTGCGGAATTGAGTGCAAAATTTGGCGCAACTTCAAAAGAAGCCGTTGAAGCCGCGAAAAGTGCTTCGCAATTAAAAGACCAAATTGGTGACGCAAGGGCGTTGACCGACGCATTCAATCCCGACGCAAAATTCAAATCATTAACATCGTCTTTGTCCGGTGTTGCTGGTGGGTTTTCAGCCGTTCAAGGTGCAATGGGACTTGTTGGTGCGCAATCCGAAGACGTTGAAAAAACACTTTTAAAAGTTCAATCAGCAATGGCTTTGTCAACTGGTTTGCAACAACTTGGTGAAAGTGCCGACGCATTTAAACAATTGAAAGCGGTTGCAATAAACGCATTGAACGGAATTAAAACTGCAATTGGATCAACTGGGATTGGTTTGCTTGTTATTGCGCTAGGTGCAATTTATGCTTATTGGGACGATATTAAAGAAGTTGTGAGCGGTGTTTCGGACGAACAAAAAAAGCTAAATGAACAATCCGAAAAAAATCTTCAAGCAAGTCAGAAAAAGCTAGATAATTTTTCACTACAAGAAAATTCTTTAAGATTGCAAGGCAAGTCTGAAAAGGAAATTTTGCAAATGAAAATTAATCAAACTAGCGAAACAATTAGGGACGCAAAAATAAGATTAGAAAATAGCATTGCAACTGCAAAAGCGCAAGAAGCAACCGCAAGAAGAAACCAAGAAATTTTGGCGGGGGCATTAAAATTTCTTAACATTCCATTAACATTACTTTTAAAAACGGTTGATTATGTTGGAAAAGCACTTGGAAAAGATTTTGGCTTGGAAGATAAGTTTTTAAATAGTGTTTCAAAATTTGTTTTTGATCCCGAAAAAACAAAAGCCGAAGGCAACAAAGTAATTGAAGAACAACAAAAGGCGTTGGCTAAATTAGAAAGCGACAAACAAGGAATGCAATTGTCAATAAAAAATATTGATAAAAAAGCAAGTGACGACGCGAAACAAATTGCAGACGAAAAAGCAAAGAAAAACGAAGAAACACTTAAAAAAGAAGCCGACGATTTAAAAAGTCAAAAAGACGCATTAAAATCAATTGAAGAAAAACACGCAAAAAGTCTTGAAGACTTAAACGCGAAAACAGATCGCGAAAAATTAGAGTTGCAAAAAAAGCGTGACTTGGAAGAATTGGACAATGTTAAATTGTCGGAAGAAGAAAAAGCAAAAGCACGTTTGGAAATTCTTGAAAAATATAAAATTTTAGGAAAAGAACTCGATCAAAAGGACGCGGAAGAAATAACACAAAAAGAACTTGAAGATAAGGAAAAGGAATTTGAAAATCAAAGTTTGTCATTTGAAGAACGTCGAGAATTGCTTGACGAACAATCAAAAATAATTGACGAAGGATTTTTCAAGTCGGAAGAAGAACGAACAAATTCAAAAAACGCAAATACAAAAGCGAGAACGGAACTTGACAAATTAGAAAGTGAATCAAAACAAAAGCAACTTTCTGACATTGGAAATGCGCTTTCGCAAATTTCAACCATTGCTGGTGAATCAACAACCGCTGGAAAAGCACTTGCGGTCGCGTCAACTGCAATTTCAACTTATCAATCGGCACAACAAGCGTATGCTTCGCAATTAATTCCGGGCGATCCTTCGTCACCAATTAGAGCGTCAATATTTGCGGGAATTGCGGTTGCTGGTGGTTTAATGAATATTAAAAAAATATTAGCGGTTAAAACTCCAAGCGGAAGTGGATCGGGAGTTTCAGCACCTTCAATTTCAGCGAGTAGCGGGGGCGGTGGCACAACTTCCGCACCGCAATTCAATGTTGTTGGAAATAGCGGAACAAATCAATTGGCGTCAACGCTTGGAAATGCAATGCAACAAAATCCAGTTCAAGCGTATGTTGTTGCTAGTAATGTAACAACCGCACAATCTTTGAATCGAAATATTGTGCAAAATGCAACACTTGGATAAAAAAAGTTTATAACAAAGTAAAATTTTAAATTATATATATATGTTACCAACTTACGAAATATTATTTGAAGAAGGAAAAGTTGACGGCGTTTTCGGAATTTCACTTGTTGAAGACCCGGCAATTCAATCGAACTTTATTGCATTAAGTAAACAAAAGAAATTTCAATTGTCAACAATAGACAATGAAAAAAGAATTTTGCTTGGTGCGGTTTTAGTTCCCGATTTGCCAATATACCGAAATCAAAACGGAATGGAATTCAATATTGTATTTTCAGCCGACACGATTCGCAAGTCAATGGAAAACTTTTTTAAACAATCGTATCAACAAAATTCCTCGTTGGAACACGACCAAGAAATTGACGGCGTGACATTTGTTGAATCGTGGATAAAAGAAGATGACGTTCACGACAAATCGGTTGTTTACGGAATAAATGAGCCAAATGGAACTTGGTTTGCAACAATGAAAGTTGATAATGAGGAAATTTGGAATGACTACGTGAAAACCGGTCAAGTCAAAGGATTTTCAATCGACGGAATGTTTGATCTAGAAAAAATTAATTTAAACACTGATATGAATTTAGAATCAATTACAAATGCGATCAAAGAAGGATTTGAAGCAATTTTAAGCAACAAAGAAGTTGTTGTTGTTGAATTAGCACAAATCAAATTGATTGACGGGGTGACTATTTTAGAAGCGGAATCATTTGAAGCTGGAATTCCAGTTTTTGTGGTTGCTGAAAATGGTGACAAAGTTCCAGCGCCAATTGGCGAACACGAACTTGAAGACGGAAGAATTTTAGTAATTACCGAAGAAGGTATGATTGCTGAAATAAAAGAAAAAATGGTTGAAGAAGTAGTTGAAGAAACTACGGACGTTGAAATGAATGCAGACGAAAATCAAAAATTCGTTGATATGATTCGCGAAATGTTCACACAATTTTCAAAACAAGTTGCAAACGAAATTGAAGCAATCAAAGTTGAAATGAAAGCGGAAATCGAAACTGCAAAATCAAAAAACCAAATCAAACCAAGTGCAAAAGTAACGCCGGAAATCAAAAACGAAGTTACTATTGCAATGACTAAAAAAGAAAGAATTTTATCAAACATTAAAAATTTGCAATAACAATGGCAACAACAACAACAATCACTTCAAATTATGAAGGAAAAGCGGCTGGATCAATAATCGGTCAAGCATTTAAAGAAATCGACACGATTTCAAAAGGATTAGTGACAATTGCTGAAGACGTAAACTTCAAATTATCATTAAGAAAAATTCAGTACACAAACGGAACAACTGCATACACTTGCGGATTCACTCCAGCGGGTGCAATCGTTTTAAACGAAAACACTTTAGAGCCGAAAAAATTCAAAAATGACCTTGACGTATGTAAGGAAGATTTCCGCGCAACTTGGTCGGATTCTATTATGGGACCAAACGCTTCAAATCCAAACGCACCGGCTGACATTATGGAAGCATTGCAAATGGAAATTTTAGGCGCAATGGCTGAAAAATTAGAAACTGATATGTGGCAAGGTGACGCGTCAATCGCTTCTGAATTTGACGGATTTTTAACTCAATGGGCGGGTGACGCTGACATTATCAAAGGCGGTAACGGATTAACAAATCCAAGCGTTGTTGTTTCTGAATCAAACGTTTTAGATTCTTATTTGAAACCAGCTTTAAACGCCGTTCCTTACGCTTTAAGACGTAAAGAATTGGTTGTTGCTGTTTCACCTGACGTTGCTCAAATGTATGCTTTTAAATTAGCAACGGCTGGAGTTACAAATGGTCTTGGAAATACTGATTTCGCTTTGTCAATCGGAAGATACCAAATCGAAGTTGTTAACGGATTAACTGACAACACGGTTGTTGTTTTCGAAAAGAAAAACCTTGTTTTCGGAACTGGTTTATTAGCTGACTACAACACATTTACACTTGTTGACGAAGATTCAATCGGTTTATTAACTGGAAAAGTTCGTGGAAAAGTTGTTTATTCTGCGGGTGTTGGTTACTATAACCCAAGTGAGATTGTTTGGTTAACTTACGAAGATTAATCACAAAAAAAATGACCGCGATTTAATCGTCGCGGTCTATTAAAATAACTTTTAAAATATATACAAATGTCGTGTTTAGTATCAAAATCAAGATTATTAAATTGTAAAGACCAAAAAGGTGGTATAAAAGCAATTTATTTCGCGAATGGAACTGCCGACGATTTTGGAATCACAATAGTTGCTCACGCGGTTACTTCATTAGGAACTTTGGACGAAGTTTTTAAATACGAAGTAAAATCAACAACAAACACATTAACCGAAACTGGTACTTCTTCGGAAGACAACGGAACGTTTTTTGTTGCTCAAGCATTAGCAGTTACACTTCCAAAATTGTCAGTTGATTTACAAGCGCAATGTCAATTAATTTGTGCCGGAAGACCAAGTGTTTTTGTTGAAGATTACAACGGAAATATTGTCTATGTTGGTGCATATAACGGAACTATGTCAAATATGACAAAAGTGACTGGTGGTGCAAGTGGTGATTTGAGCGGTTTCACATTAGCCGTAAATGCAGAAGAAAAAGACAATTCACCATTCCTTGACAATACAACAAAAACCGCTTTGAAAGCAATTGTTTCAGACGTAGTGGTTTCATAAATTGTTCATTTTTTTTAAAAAACGCATTTCATTAAATTGAAGTGCGTTTTTTTTATGTTACATTTTAAAAAAATTTGTTATTTTAGTATGGTAGTATTTAACCCAAACGACGAAATTCATTCTTTACGTTGCATTCCAAGAAAGCAATGCGAAGTTGTTGTTTTGAAATTACGAAATGAATTAAAAGATACAATTCAAACATTTGAAATTCCAGCGCTTGAATACGGCAATTATATGGTTTTAGAATTTGAAAAAGTATTTGTTGAAGGCGAATCTTCTGACATTGAAATTTTTGATATAATTGACGATCAATTATTGTATCGCGGAAAATCTTATGCAACAACTCAAACCGATTTGGAAAATTTCAAATTAACAAAAGGTGTTTTAAAATTATAAAATGGAAAACAATATACAAATTTTACAACTTGCAAATTATGTAAGACCTGAAATCAAAGAAGTTTCGGGGCGAAAATGGGTTTTAAATGGCGACAAAAATCAATTTTATTATGATATTATTGACGCTTATAACGGATCACCTACAAATTCAGCAATTATTGATTCTTATTCGCAATTTATTTACGGAAAAGGATTGACTTCAAAAGACAAATTAAGACAACCTTCGCAATGGGCGAACGTTATGTCAATGATTTCAAAAAAGGATTTGCGTAAAATTGTAAAAGATTTCCAAATGTTTGGCGAAGCGTCTTTTGAAATAAAATATTTGGACAATAAAATTTCTAAAATTTTCCATTTGCCAAAACAATGCGTTGCACCTGAAATCGCAAATGAAGACGGCGAAATTGCTGGATATTATTTTAGTTATGATTTTAGAAATGTAAACAAATACAAGCCAACGCGTTTTGACGCTTTTGGATATGGTGAACAATTTGAAGGTGAACGAAGCGAAATTTTTGTAATTAATGACTACCAAGTTGGTCAATTTTATTATGCAAATCCAAGTTATGTTTCGGGACTTCCTTATTCAACATTGGAAGCGGAAATTGCAAACTATTGTGTGAATCATATTCAAAACGGATTATCATTTGGTCACGTAATTAATATGAACACTGGCGTTCAAATGTCAGAAGACGAAATTCGTCAAAATACTGCGGACATACGCAAACATTTAACGGGATCTTCAAACGCTGGAAAATTCTTTTTGAATTGGAATGACAACAAAGATTCAGAAATCACAATTGCGCCGTTGGAAGTTAGCGACGCACACGCACAATATCAATTTTTATCTTCGGAAGCGCGTCAACAAATTATGACATCGCACAAATTAACGTCACCAATGTTGGTTGGTGTTAAAGAAGGATCGGGATTTTCTTCAAATGCTGACGAAATTGCGGTTGCTTTTGCTGAATTAATTGAAAAAGTAATAAGACCAAAACAAGAAATTATTTGCGACGCTTTGGAAAACGTTTTTTCTGTTAACAATATTACAATTTCCCTTGAATTTTTAAACTTAAATGCAAGTGACGTTGTTGAGCAACAAGAAACAAATCTAATTGATTCAAAAGTTTCTTACAATGGTGCGCAAATTTCAAGTGCGGTTGATATAATTGCAAAAGTAAAAGAAGGAATTTTGACTGAAGAACAAGCAATTGTCTTTTTAGTTCAATTCTTAACGCTTCCAGTTGAGGTTGCAAAAG